GACCTGCCGCAGTTGTGTAAGCTAAAGGCTTTTGGAAATCTGGCGCATTTGGGTTTTGATTCGTAACAATAGAACCTGCCAAATTTAAAGGATCAAGCTGATTAAAATAAAGATTGAGATCAGGTAGCTTCCAAGGATCGATAGGTTGGTCAGTTGGAATGTTATCTGCACCATATACAATAGCAGAAGCACCATAGACACGTTTTAAATACATTGTGTCTCTAATGTGTGCAGTTGCTCCTAAGTTTTCCCATTCCTTATTAAATGCGTCCACAAGCATATCTTTAGGTTCGGCATCAACAGTAATTACTCTAGGTTTGGATAAAGCTAATTTAATTGGCTTTTCGACTAACTTACCACCTAAAGGGTGAAATTCCCAAATGAGCTTACAAAGTTGATAACCTATATCAGAGCCTGGTACGATTTGTTCTGCTGAAAGCAAATCCATTAACTGAGAACCTATCGCAGTACTTGTGATCGATGTATAACTCATTTTTATCCTTTAGAAACCATACTTATCACCAACACCAATAGCTATTCCATAAGTAAAGCAGTCTAACAAATCATCAGCTCTTTTGTAAGCATCTTTGTCACCAATTTTAAAATTAGTTACTTGAACAAGTAAATGATTTCTTGTTGTGTTTTTGAATGTTACTACTTTGTCAAAAGCATATTGACTGATTTTAACCTTTTCCTGATGAAAATGACCAGACACACTAATTGCTCTTTCATCTTTTCCAACTGAAGTTAATTTTGAATCAATAGGATGAGTATTCCAACCTCTTGTTCGTCCTTGTTGTAATAGTATAGCTCCTGTACTTGCATCTTCAATAAACAATCCAACATCACCATGTCTGGCTTGAGTCAACTTTGCAAGTTCTTCTAACCGCATAAACACATTTGGAATATAGGCTTCAAGTAAAGCACCATCTATTTGTAATACATCGTAATCTAATATTACCAATGGATGACCATAATACTTATTAAGACCAAAGTAAACTACAGCAGTACCATCGTGATCTTGACCACCTTTGATTGCTGTGTCCATAACTGCAAACACCCCTGTAACTTTCTCAGGATAAGGTACTGGCAATCCATTTACCAATAGTTTATCAATAGAGAAAAATGCTTGGCCTGCCCAATCTACAAATTCAGCTAAATACTCTTGTTTGTAAACTAATGGATGGTTTTCTTTTTCAAGTTTTGCTAATTCTTCTTGAGGAAGATAAGGGTTTGCATGGGTTGGAGCATGATGGTCAATAAACCCTAATGAAGAATCTTCACCAATACGATAAAAAAAGTTTTCTTCATCTATTCCATTTGGTGTACTTAAAACCCAACAATCTCCACCGTAATCAAGCAAAGTAGGCTTAATACTTGTATTCCAAATGTGAAGCATATTGGATTTTGTAAATGCCGCTTCGTCAATGATAACTCTATGATATTTTCTACTTCGACCTGCTCTATCGTTTTCTAACGTCCAAAAGTCTACTCTACCACCACCTTCAACATTAAAAATGCCATCGATCTTACTAGCTGATGTTTTTACTTCGTGAAGCATATCAGCAATTTCGTTATAGGCTTCAGCAAGAATCTTGTATTGAGGAACAAACCAACCTACTCGTTTACCTTCTACTGCATATTCACAAGCAAGCATTTCAGCCATTAATGTTTTGCCATATCTTCGTCCACAACGTACTCTATTGAACCTACCAGCGTTGTTAAATATTCTCCATTGATCTGCATGAGGTATTGGCAAATCAACCATTGTGGATGTTTCTAGATCATGCATCTTTGTTAAACCCACCTCTGATTACAATTACTTTCTTACCATCTATGTTTGATTCATCATGGTTTTCTCTCCAACGACCTTGAGTCTTTAAAAAGAAAAACATTGAAGCATTGTCACCATTTCGAGCTTTGTTGAATAAACTTTGAGCAATCGTAGCAATAGCATCAGCCTTACCCAAGTCTTGTTCTCGTCTGTAATATTCATTAAGAGTAGGCACACTTATGTCTAGCTTGTCTGCTATTTGCTTTTGTGTAAGACCTACTCCTGATAATGCTTTGACAAGTTTTCTACTTGCTTCAGATGGTACATGAGCTGGTCTACCTCGAGTTTCGACTTTTTCTTCTTCCATCTTTTATAACTTAAAAATAATACTTATAGAATCATCGAATACTCATGTATTTGTGTGTTTGTAAAGAAATTTTCCATCCATTTAAAATTGCTTGGTCTATACACAATTTCGTAGCTGATTTACTTTGACTGATTGGTTGTAACCAAATAGTTTGATTAGCAGAAGTATTAGGGATTATTTTTAATTTTAGTTTATTAATGTCTGCTAACTTTCCTACTGGGAATTTGATCTCATTCACTCGTTTGAAGTTATCCAAATATACTTCAGTTCCTCCAGCCATGTCTAGTTTAGGGCTTAATGTAATAAATGAATCTTTGTGTGCTTTGATTTCTTTAATTCCAGCAGTTTCGATTTGTACTGTTCTATTAGAATTGATAATTGCAGTAGTAAGTCCAGTTAGATCATAGATAGATGGTTCTCCTCCAGTAATCACAATATGTTTTGCTTTGTAGGTTTTCAACAACAACATTATTTCTTCAACAGACATTTTTGAATACGTATCTTCATCTTCTGTCTTTTTGACCATATTAATGATAGGGATTAATTTATTGGTCATGTGCCAAGTATGTTTTGTATCACACCAATGACAACCTACAGGACAACCTTGCAGTCTAATAAATACTGATGGTGTTCCGGTAAAACTTGCTTCACCTTGAATTGTTTCAAATATTTCGTTAATTGGATATTCGTTCATTTAGATGGTCCTGTATAAATAGCTGAATTAGCTCCATGTTCAAATACTTCAACTGAAACCAATCTAACTCTTGGTTTATAAAAGTTTTCTTTTAACCATTGATTAGTCATGTCATAAGCTATCTCAGCAAACTTTTCACAACCATTGTCAGGAACAATCACCAAATCTAATACTCCAAGCTCTTGACCTTGTTTAAAGTAATCTAAATGCGGATCGTCTACTGCTACAACTACTTTATGATCGAACATATTTTCAATTTGAGCTTTTAAAGTTTTAAGACCTCCAAAGTCAACTACCCAATTACGTTCGTCTAATACATCTGACTCAAATGTTAATTTAAAGCCTAAAGCATATCCATGAATTTTTTGGCAATGAGAATGTGCTTTCCATTGTCTAAAGGCGGCAGAGATACCTATATGGTTTCCATAAGTCTTAGTTGATTGATAACTCATTTGACTAACCTCAAGAATTCATTTTTTAAATCTCTATTGTTTTCAAATTGACCTCTCATAACTAATGTAGTCATCTTTGTTTCTGTTTCTTTAACTCCACGCCATGTCATACATTGGTGAGTAGCTTCCATTAAGATTGCCAATCCTTTAGGTTCAATCATAGATTCAATAATGTCTGCAAGTTGAACAGTTGATTCTTCTTGTATTTGTGGTCTAGCCAAGACCCATTCAGCTAACCTTACGAATTTACTAATACCAATTACTTTATCGCTTGGCAATATACCAATCCAAAGTTTTCCAGTAATAGGTACAAAGTGATGACTACAAGCTGAACGAACAGTTATAGGTCCTAATGTATATATTTCGTTGAGACTTTTAGCATTTGGAAAGTCTGTAATGGTAGGCATTTGTTCATATCTACCTTTAAACACTTCACGAACATACATCTTTGCAATACGTTGTGGAGTTTCATAAGTATTATGATCGTTTTCAGAATCAATTACTAATATATCTAATATTTCTCTAAACTTAACTTCTAATGCTTCTTGAATTGAATCAATATCATTTTTAGACAAGTATTGTGAAATGTTATCGTTGGCGAAGTAAGTTCCACCAGCTTTAGTAATTTTGTCAATGATTTTAGTAGACATTGTATTCCTTAGTAATAGTTGCTCCACATTCGTTGTCTTCACTAACACTTGCTGTGAATGTTCTATAATACTTAGAAGATAAATCTTCAGAAAGTTTTCGAGCCATCATTTCACAACTCATATTGTTCATTTCGCCATCTTTGAAAAATTGTTTTCCTTCATCAATTAGATCGTGAAATTCAATTTCTCGATCATCGTGATCTACAGGACAACGAAGCTCAACATAAAAGTTATGACGATGACGATTTTTTAAATAGTCTCTATGTTCGGTTGCATCTTTCCAATGATGAAATCCTTCAAACGAAAAACGAACAAAAATTTCTGCTTTCATAATGGCATCCTATGGTCAGTTTCTAATACTTTCTCAACTTCTAATATCGACTGTCTCCAGTTAATCAAATCTATTTTGCAATTGTTTGCACAGATTTGAACAGTTTTTTTATAACTTTTTTCTGGATCGTTTAGATCATAACGGAATACTCTTTCTTCTACAGAATCCCATGCTTTTAAACAAGCTCTTGTTGGCATATCCATCCATCTAACTGTTGAAATCCAACTAGAAGAATCACAACTGTTTAATGGAAAAGCATTTGAATGTTCATTAGGCGTCATTCCCAAACAATGTATCCACAAATTAGGATACTTTCTTTTTCTTTCCCACATTGTTGCTAGTAATCGTTTTCTAGTTTCATTTTGAGCTTGTACAACATTACCTAAACAAATGCGATCATATCGTTCAGCCAAGTAATCAAAGTAGTCCCATCCATCTACCAATGGGTGATAAACAGGAATTGGATTAAAGCCTAACTTATGAAGCCGATCTCTAGTCTTGATTTTGTTATCTTTACCACCTTGATCGATTTCAATATATCCCCAAGCTCTATCTCCAATTTCTTTTACTATTCGAGTGTATTTGTCAAACAAATTGTCAAAACCATCAATTTCAGTTGGAGACAATGCTAATACTTTGTCCATTGATATGTTATTAGCTCTTGAATGTTGCATTGTTAAATTAAACACTCCTGAGTCAATAAATACTTTTTTACCTCGACTTACTGCATCAAGAAGAAACTGCTCATCGTCAGCATTATGAATTTCATTGACCGCAGTTAATATATGATCGTAGTAATCACATACATCTTGTTTGTTAAAATAAGATGGAGAACCTGCTAAAAAATAAACATTTTGTTCTTTGTAATCCCATACGCCACCAGTATTAATCATTTGCTTTCCTTACCGAAAGTGTACCGTTAATATCTTGGTAACGATCTATGATAAGTGAAGCAATGTATGTATCTGGCTGAACAATAACCAACTTAAAATCTTTTGCTTTTTTAGCTAAAGCAGAATAAATACCAGCATAAGGCAATAACAAACAATCTTCTTGATTTAATTCTTTGATCCACAAAGGCCATTCTCTTAAAACGTCAGCACAAATTAAAACGTGCTTGTCGCCAAGAATCCATTTATCATGTTTTTCAATTTGATTTCTTGGTTCGTCAATTGAAACATCTAACTTGTCTAATACACTTTCTTTTTCTACTTGTATTTCACCATCTTCTTCATTCAATATATTATTTATTTCTTCTTCAGTAAAGCCTAAGAGGTCAATATCAAAATCTTCGTTTTGTAAATTTATAAGTTCCAATCCTAATAGTTCTATATCCCAATCGGCGTTCATAGCTAATTTGTTGTCAGCGATGATATAAGCCCTTCGTTGTGTATCAGTTAAATGTTCTAGTCTAATACATGGAACAGTTTTTAAGTCTAGTTTTCTAGCCGCCATCAAACGTCCATGACCAGCAATAACAGAAAGTTCTTTGTCGACAAGTATTGGGTTATTAAAACCAAACTCTCTAATACTTGATGCAATTTGAACTACTTGTTCTTCTGAATGTGTTCTTGCATTGTTAACATAGGGAATCAATTTGTTAATGTCAATGTTTTCAACTTGCATCTGTACCCTCTTTTTTTAACTTTTCATTGAAATAAGTATATTGATAAACAGTTTTTCTTTTACGAGGTATTTTGTTTGGAATTTTTTCTCTTTTAACATATCTGTTTTTGAAAAAATAACAAAGAGCCATTGAAATATCATTAGAGTTGAGATCAGGTAACAATTCTTTGATTTCAGCCAATGTCAAAGGTCGAGAATTTTCAACAAAGCATTTTCTGATTCTAGATACCGCACGAACTTCAGCCATAAAAAAACCCCCATACACATATATGGGGGTCAGTTTAACATATATTGTTTTTTATGCAAGCAATAATTGTAAAGCTCGATCTTTCATTTTATCACCAGATCCAAACCAGGCACTATCAAGTCTCATATCATCTGACCGAGAAGGATTGTGATGGTCTACATACTCAGTAACTGCATTCAGCATTGACCACTTAGTGTGACCTACCAATTCAATTCCTTTAGCATCTGAATCGAATAAAGATAATATCTTTTGAAAAGATCTATTTTTTTCAATTTCTTCTTTTTTAACTTGAATATTAGAACTAATTAATTCTTTTACAAACAAAGATGCTTGTTGTGCACCTAACTGTTGTGATTGAAGAAACTTAGCTGTTTCAAGAAATGTACCAAAAGATTCGACAGCAGATCCAAGTTTAGCTTTAACTCCAGCATGATCGAATTCTGAAATATGAGAAAACGAAACCATATTGGAATCATTTCGGTTTGCCATTGATAACGTATTATTGCAAACAACACGAACAGTAGTAAACCGAGCCGTAGTAGCCAAAGTACGATCACACGATGTAGATAGCAGTAAAAACCCGCCTACACCATCGTCTTTACATACTTCTCCAAACTTTCCTGTTTCTGCTAAAGCCCAAAGACGTTTACCACCTCTAAGTGTTCCAGCAGTATGAATTTTGAAACCATTTTCTTCTACCAAATCTCTAAAAAATTCTAATACTTCTAATGGTTGAACAGGTTTATAACGATCAGAAACAACTGACAAAGGCATCTTGTTATCTGAACGATATAAAACATTTTGTCCTTTGAATGGAACAGGAAAGCCTTCTGGAGCATATAACACAGGAGCTTTGTTGATTGTCCAATTCATTCCTGCCGCCACCTGCCATTCTTCAATTGTTGATTCTTGATTCAATTGTTGACCAAGACCATGCCAAGGTGTTTGGCCAACAAAAGCCATTTCTGTAAAACCATCTTCTCTAATTGTTAATTCGTGAGCCATTTTTCTATCTCCTTAAAAGTTTAAAATTTGATCAAAGCTAACCAATGGACCATAAGCCCACAAAGAATACTCAATTTGCTTCAAAGTAGGTTTCATAAGTAATGAATAATCTATCCCTTGAATACTTTGACGCTCGCCTTCCATCCATTGAATTTCAACACGAGTTGAATTTGGAAATATATGAGAAACTGTATAAACTTGACCGTTATCGGCATTAGTTGTAACAACAAGCATTCCTATATATAAATCTTTTAGTTTAAGTTTCATTTGTAATCCTTTCAATTTGTAACTGCTTGAAAATATTCGTTCTCAACATAAAAATCAGTTGTCGGATCGTAATACTTACCTTCTTTTGGATCGTAATAAAATACAACGCCAGATTCGTAAAAAAATGGACCTTCTAACCCTTCACGAGCTTGAAACATCGATTTTTTTGAATCCTCTACGTAAAATTTTTTGTAAGCCATAATTATCCTTTTTGAGTTGTGTAAGACCCCTTTCGGGGTTTCGGCTAATCAAGCCTCTTCAGTTACACTTTGTTCTTTTAAAAAATCTTTCAAATCGTTTTTAAAAGTCATAATTCTTTTAATTTCTGCAATATATGCATCGTAAAGATTGATTGCTTGTCCTTTGTCACCATTAGCATTGTTTGATTCTTTTGCAAGTGATATAGCGCGTTTAAGTTCAAATCTGCTTGCTTTATCAAGATGACACACTTCAGCTTTTAAAACTGATCTACCATTAAATGTGTAAGCTAAAGGCAAATCGTAAATAGTCACAATAAACTTTGAAAGTTCACTAGTATCTGTGCTTTCCAATGAAGCCAAATGTCTTTGCATTCTTGCGTCTGCGTTGTCAATCATTTCTTGAATGTCTTTGTTGCTCATGTTATTCCCCATCAAAATGTGTTTCGGTTTTGCCTGTTTTCAAATTCACTACAAATACTCCGTTTTCATATTCGTAATAAACTAAAAAATCTTCTGTTGTTGTACTTTCGATTGATCCGAGATCTTCTGATGCATCTCTAGCCAAATCGTCTGCTTGTTCAATTGTTAACTTGTTAGCCATTTTTAAATCCTTTCTAATGTATGAACTGCTTTTCTGCTGTCCATATAAGTATTATCGCGATATTTGTAATGTATTAAACGGCTTTTTTAGCTTTTTTCGCATTTTTAAGGTGTGAAAACCAACATATAAACTTAAAAAAGTAACTATTTATATGTAATATTGGCTATTTTATGTTCAAAAAAAAGAGAGACCGAAGTCTCTCTAAATGGCTAATCTAATACTTATTCAAACTTTATTTTTTTGATCGTGTCATTCAATACTGACATTTCATCTTTTTTATAAACAGACCAAATTCTAGCTTGTCCATGAATACCGTTAAACGATCCTTGGTGGCAATCTTTACAAAGAGGAATACATAAGTAATGAAATCCTTGTTTGATATGGTGAGCATCACTCGGTCCACTTTGATCGCATACACCACAAGGTAATTGTTTCACATGAAACAAATAATCCTTTTCTGCTTTATTTAATTTTGAATTCATTCAGTCGCACGACCTTCCATTCGAGCATTTGCTTGTTCAGTTCGCCATACATCTACTCTCATACTTGCCGCCATCATTTGCCATTTTAAAGTTTCTTCAATCAATATAGCTTCAGCTATGCCTTTTAAAAGCTCTACGTACTCAGGATTACTATAGGCTTCTCTTTCCTGCGCATTTACGGCTTCTATACCGTTTAACATAGCATCTTTCATCAACAATGCTTTTTTACTTTTTCTGAATTCTTCAGTATAAACTCTATCTGCCTTTGCTTGTGCATATCTTTCAGCATTGTCACGAATAAAGTCTACTGCTTTGTGATGCGATTTTGTAATGTCGTTCATTTTTTTTCTTTCATTATTTGTTCCAATAAATCTTTAGCCAAAATAAACCTGTAAAGAGGTCTACAAGTTTCATCATAACCATGTCGATCTTTTTTTTCGTGATGAAAATTATCACATTCAAGAACAACACTATCCATTGCTTTGTAAATTTCTTTTAAATCAGTCATGGAATCTCCTTTAAAAATTTAATTGCTTCATCTACAGAATTAACTACAAAAAACAAACCACCTCTCCAATCGTTCAAAAAATCAATTTGGTTTTGATTTAATCCTCGTTTACCATAACTATTATTTTTATTTTTAATTTCAATCAATATGGTTTCCCCTTTGTAACCAACTAAAAGATCAACCGGTAAGCCAATCATACAAACAGTCGCACCAATAGCTCTTAAAGCCTCTACGATAGCTTGTTCGTTTTCATCTCTCCTTGCGGCTCTTCTCATTTTGAATTTCTCTTATTCTTTGTCTTACTTCGTTTTCGATACCTTGAAACATTGGATTTGCTTCCATTTGTTTTACTTGGTGTCTAACATAATCAATCCATCCTTTTTGTAAAGCCAAGTTTGCATAATGTTCAACATACCGATCAAAGTTCATCCTTTGCCCACCAAGCATCTTTTGGCACTTCAGAAATTTTCTCAGGTAACAAAGTTATTGGACTTTTGTCTCCCCATTGGTGAAAAGAACAATAAGGTCTACTGCCTTCCATCCTAACTGTCCAAATCTTTGAACATGATGGTTCGCTACATAGCAAAGGAGTAATGTCAGTCTCAAGTTCTTCTTTTTGAATCAATTGTTTTTTAAAACTCATTTTCATTTCCTTCCGTTATCGTATTGACCTTCACACACTTTCAGAAAATTTGTCGGCAACATAAGCCAATCAAAACTTGCTTTCCAAACCCTGCCGTTTTTGTTGTTTGTCCTGCCACTCAAAAAATCAGATTTGTTAACTTGCCTAAAGAAATTTCTAAAAATCTCAAGCCCTTCATCTTTTGACTGTAAATTGTCTTCAGCATCAACTTCTCGCCATCGAGAAACAAGATGTTTTTTTCGAGTGGTATTCATCATCATTACTCGAGCTAAACTTTTACATTCCTCGTGATAAATATCAACAATTTCATTAACTGGACAATTGATTCTCGGGCTGGTCAAGTCAAAATCCGATGAGGATTTGACAAGTACCGTAGGTACTGTATTTATAATTGGTTCTTGGTTATTGGTTAATGGTTTATGGTTATTGGTTAGTTGAACGTCCGTTGAACGAGCGTTGAACCGCTTTTCAGCAGATGCTTTGCCTGCCTTGGAAGCATTATCAATCTTTGACTTGTAATTGCTGATTTCTTTCTCAGCTCTATGATGAACCCATCCATCATCAATAAGCTCAAAGAACTCATTTAATACTTGTTCAACTTCTTTTTCGTATTCCCTTAAACCTATCTGTCGTGCAACGGTTGTTACATTGCTGTTGAACGGACGTTCGCTTAAATAATAGTTATCAAGTAATCGCCTGTAAGCAATATCTTCAATAGGGGAAAGATGTCGGGTGTGGCTGGCGTAGTCGCCAATGTTGAATTGGTAGTAGTGCATTGAAACCGTACTTCTTAGGTCATCTTCACAAGAATCGACGGCAGGACGGTGAAGAATCGCCTTTTCGGGAGCTACCCTAGCCGAGATTCAAAGCATTATAAACTGAGAAATAAATTCGACAACTAAATTATTTTCAAATATATTAGAAAAACCTGTTGTCTTTAATATATTACGGAATTTATAATTACTTCAGCCCTTGAACTTCTTGAGGTCTTAACTAAGGAAAAATCATGCTTTATGACGAAGAAATCCATCCCATCAAACATTCCCTATTTGAAAAAGTCTCACGTATTGTTTATTTATTAGCAATAGTTGTGATTTGCTTAGATGTATTATATTGGAGACCATAATGAACAAATTTGACATACTTGAAAAGCAATGCAAAGAAGCAATGGCTAAATATCAATTAGGTGATAGCTATGCTTTTGAAAGTGGATATTACAAAAGCCAATGTGCTTTGTTAATGCAGGAAGTTGAATTCTTAAAACAAGAACTTGAATCGACTATTGAACAACTCAAAGAAATTACAAAGGAAATGTTATGAAAGTTTACAAAGCAATTAATTCCGTTCAAACGGCATTGTCAAAAATTGGCATTAGTAAAGATAGAACTAATAGTCAAGGATCAGGTTACAAATTTCGAGGTATTGACGATGTTTACAACGCATTGTCACCTTTGCTTGCTGAACATGGTCTTTGTATTTTGCCAAGAATGTTAAGCCGTGAAATTGTAGAACGTATGTCTAAATCAGGTTCAGCATTGTTTTATGTAACAGTCGAAGCAGAATTCGATTTTGTATCCGCTGAGGACGGCTCAAAACACACCGTAAAGACGTTTGGCGAAGCAATGGATAGTGGAGATAAGGCAACTAACAAAGCGATGTCAGCCGCCTATAAATATGCCGCATTTCAAGCCTTTGCTATTCCAACAGAAGGCGACAACGATGCCGATTCACATACTCACGAAGTTTCTATACCTTTAGACAATACTATGATTGACCTGTTGTCAGAAATCGGTACTTGTTCTGATATGGAAACATTGGCTAAAGTTTATGAAGAAGCCAAACTGTATGCTAAACATTATCCACAATGGTTGAAATTATTAGTAATTGCTAAAGACACTATGAAAGCGAAACTAAAATGATTCATAATGTATTACAAGGTTCGCCAGAATGGTTTGCAGTTAAATGTGGAAAGCTATCTGCTTCTCGAATTCCTGACATTATTGCTACGACCAAAAGCGGTTACTCAGCAAGTCGAAAAAATATGTTAGCAACTCTTGTATGTGAACGCATGACCAAATCTGTTGCTGAATCGTATTCAAATGCCGCTATGTTAAGAGGTGTTGAAAAAGAACCTTTAGCTAGAGCTGAATACGAAACAAAACAAAGAGTAATGGTCGATCAAATTGGATTTGTCGATCACCCTGATATTGCTATGTCTGGTGCTAGTCCAGATGGTATTGTTTCTAAATATCTTTTGATTGAAATTAAATGCCCTAATACTTCAACACATATTGAAACTTTAACAACTGGAGAAATTGATAAACGATACATTATTCAAATGCAATGGCAAATGGCTTGCACAGGTGCAACTGCTTGCGATTTCATTAGTTTTGATGATCGTTTGCCTGAAGGATTGCAGTTATTTATTAAACGAGAACATCGTGATGATGAAATGATTGCAATGTTAGAAAAAGAAGCTAAGAAGTTTCTTGAAGAAGTAAATGAAACCGTAGAAAAACTTGAATCAATTAGGAATAAAAATGTCGAAAATTAAAAAAGAAATCATGGTAGCAGTTGACAAATATACCAATGCTCAAGGCGAAGAAAAAAATCGCTTTAAAAGAATTGGTGTAATTATTGATACTAAATATGGTGAAAAAATTAAAATTGAAAATTACCCAATTGTTGTAGGTGGTTGGGATGGATGGGCAAGTTTATTTGATCCAAAACCTGTTGATAACAAGTTTTCAAATTTGCCCGAAACAAACAATGATGACATTGATTTTTAAGGACAAAAAATGATTGAAAAAATACTTGATTGGAATGATGCACAAATCAAAGTACTTTTTGAATATACCCCTCCTTATCGGGGGTTCAGAGATGCAATGGGTTTGCTAACTGAACCTCCCGAACAAGCTGAAATAGACATTTGGGCTATATTTTTTAATGGTATAGATGTAATTGATTTATTTAGTCACGGTGATTTGATTGAAGTTGAAAACAAACTTTTGGAGGAATAACCATGAAATCTCAAAACGAAGAAATTTTGAATTATTTAAAAAAAGGGAATAAATTAACAGCTCTTGAAGCATTGCATAAGTTTAGTTGTTTTAGATTGGCTAGTCGAATTAGTGATTTAAGAAATGCTGGTGTAAAAGTTATTTCAAAATCAGTCAAAGTTAAAAATTCACAAGGAAAAGATGTTTATGTATCAGAATATTTCCTTTGAAAAAAAAGAAGATTCAATAATGACTTTATCTGAAGCTAATTTAATTTTAGATTTGGTCAAACAAGGTATGGAATTTAACACTTATAAAATTAATCAAGCATTGGTTTTAACTGGTGATTTATCAACTCAGGAGGCAAAATGAAAAAGAAAGATGAATACGTTTGGACACCAAGCGGTACAAGCATTATGGAGAGATGGAGAGCTTTGGGTTGGGTTCCTCCATCTGAGCTTAAAGAGTATCAAGACAAATGGAAATACTATCAAAACTTGCCATTGAGAAAACTTGACGATGCAGGTAAAGAGCAATATGAATTAGCTTTAAAGAAAGCCAAGGTTGCGAGGATCAGATAATGAATGACTTAATCAACATTGGATTATGGTTTTTAGCGTTATCTATTTTGACTGCGATAATTAGTGGAATATTTCTTATTTTCTGGCTCACGATTGAGAATTTACAAAATGACTAACAACAAATTAAAACCATTGACTGATAAAGAATTTGAAGATTTAGCAAATCTTATTCGCAATCAAGTGTTAGAAGAAGTCGCTCAAGAGTTTGACAAAATGAAATTTGGGAATACTTCTCAATCATTTGCCGCATTTGTTAGGAATATGAAACATGACTAAAGAAGAAATCATAGAGTTGGCTAAACAGGCGGGTTGGGAGATGGATGACAGCCTTGTGCTTGAGCCTGAAATCGTTTGGTATATCAGCCAAGGACAACTTGAAGCCTTTGCC